TAAAATAGACATTTTTACGTCAATGGTCTCTACAAACGTTGATATAATAGTATTTCTTAAAAACACGAATGTCATTGGTTTTTAAAAAGTCAAGCATATCAAGGGTTACAGAGATTGTAGAATGTCATTGGTTTTCGTCATTTTATGACATTCTACAATAATTTGAACAAAATACTTGACAATGTTATCAATAGATGATAACATTGGTTTATATATTAAAAGGAGGAAAATGATAATGACAGATGTAATCAATGATTTATTTGAAGTAACTGACAAGGTACATTATATAAGATATAATGAAATGGTAGAAATAGCGCTTAACTATAATTTAGACATAAATAAACTATGTCATGAACTTTGTCAATTAAAAGGGGTTGAACTGAAATGGAGTGGACAACGATTCACACACCGCAGACTGTATGGATTAAAAATAAAGGAGTACTAACTATGCAAGTCACATTTACTGGAACACCACACGAAATCATACAACAATACGCCGTATGGTTTAAAACACTTGATTTTGAACAAAAACTACTATATAATAAAATCATAATTACAGGAAATAAAACAGACAAAGCACCGTTATCAGAGTATAAAAAAGTAATTCAAGAAATTGCAATTGATAATGGAGGAGGAATAAAAACGATTGACAAAGAAATCATGAGCTGTTATAATGTAGAAAAGAAACGATTTAGCGATGGTTTCTTCATCACAGGAATCAAAATAAAGTAATAAAACAGTTGACACTGGTTTTTATACATGCTATACTTAGTTCATAAGATAAAGAGGAGGAAACATAATGATACGACATATAATGAAAAAACTTTTACCTAAACGAGATAAAGGGCGCAGACATATAGCTTATAGGTCTAACGTTATTCAATATGACGAAATGGGCTACCCTTTAATATATGTCATTATGAGTGATAAAGAACATATTTGGATAGATACTTTTGAACAAGAAGGAGATGTTGTTTTACAATGGGAGATGGATCTTTATAGATAGGAGGAAAATAAATGTTAATTAAAATTATAAAATGTTTACTAGTCACTATCTTAATATTTATTAGTATAGTAATGCTAACTATGTTTATAGAACTACTAAAAACTATGATTGGTGAAACTGCTGTAATGCTAATATTCTTTAGTATAGTGATTTTTGGGGCTGTATTTGGTTTAGCTTGGACTACATTATATTGAAGGAGGAAATAAAATGAATCTAAAGCTTAAAGCAACATTATTGTGGTTACTAGCTATAGTTGTATCAATTACAGCAACAGTGGTTGTTTTCTTAATAGTGACACTAATATTACAACATACTGAAATGGTACTGATGACCTGTATAATAGTATTTATGATATATGTATTGATTAGTGTATGGGTAAGTATCTATCATTATTTAAAATCAAAGGAGAAAGACAAATGACAATACAAATGATAATGTATCTTATCATAATTAATATACTAGCCGTGGTAGGCATTATTGCGCTCATATATATTATTGATGATATTAAAGCAGATAGAAAAATTAAAAAAGAAAAAGCACGTAAAGAACAAATGAGAAAAGAGTTATTGGACATCATAGATGAGATTATGGAGGAAGAAGAATGAATTTCTTAATTAAACTACTATTATTAGTTGCAATAGGGATGATCTTACAATTTACAGCAGTATTCGCCTCTAAACTAGGTGACCATGTAAACCGTGAACGTATTAAAAAGTTAAAAGAACTGAACAAACGTTTAATTAAACAGATGAAACGTTTTGAGAATGACTATCTATCAATTTACGAAAATATGGTACGTGTGAACAGAATAAGTAGAGAGTTAAAACGAGAAAACGAAGCATTGAAACAGCAACTTGACAAGCATTACCCTCATTATATAAACAAAGACAAATAGGAGGAAATAAAAATGTTAGACGTAAAATCAGGACAAATATATGTTTGTACAAAATCAGATAGACCATGGTGGACGAAAGGAAAGGAGTATGAAGTGGTATTAAACAAGTATGGAGAATTGTGTTTCGTTGATGATGGTGCTAAATGGACAATTAATTATTTAAATAATATGAAGAATTATCAATTTAAACTAGTAAAGACTCCACCAGAAGTAACTATGAACGATTCAAAAGCAAACACTGTAGGACGCAAGTATACACCATTTGAAGTGAACAAAGTAATTCTAAAATCTTATCAAATGTATAACAATGACGCACAACGCTTGGCATTTATCAAAGGATATTTTGCGAAATAAAAAGGAGAATGAAAATGAAAACAGTAGATTTTAAAGATGGAGACACAGTTGTTTGTAGCAAATCAACAATACCTTGGATTACACAATTTAAAGTGTATACCATTCAGAAAAACTATGAAGATAAACTGGTAGTGCGTGATGATCTAGGAAAGATCTGTGAACTTGAGAAGTTAACTGACGCAGGAAATATATTTACATTACTAACAGGAAACACATTTATAAAAGAACCATTTGATTTAAACAAATTAACACTTGAAGAACTAGACGAATATTTACAGTTAGCTACAGCACTAGAAGAAGCAGAATCATTACTAAATGAGTTTATTGAAAGGATGAGTAGATAATGTTTGAATTAGTAGTGACCAAATACAATGCTGGAGAAGGTATAGAAACAATGTCATACTGTGATGTGAATCAGTATAAAATTACGGAGGACTATCTAATATTAGAAATTAGAGCGATTGGTAGCATTGTATATATTCAAAAAGATCAAGTTTTAGAATTTGAAGTGAATTGGCAGGTGTCAAAATGAATAAAATGAACGAAATAATCACATTAACCAGAATTGATGAGACCACTTTATATGTAAATATTGATCATATCGCAGCATTCTATCACAATAAATCTTGGGAATATACTATTGTTATCCTGTCAGATGGAACTCAATTAGACATAAAGGATTCAGTAGAATCAATTGTTAAATATTTTTAGTCAAAAGTATAGCACAAACTGGTCATTTGTGTTATACTCATTACATAAGGGGGAATTAAAAAATGAATGAACTAACGAAAATAGATTACTCAGCACCAGTTGAGGAATTACTGCCAGTGTCAAATAAAAACTTTCCAAGTGAGGAGTTTGTGGACTTCAAATCAGAGCTAGGAAGAATGTATTATGGTGGAAAAGACGGCACACAACCAAAATTTGAGATTCAACAGGAATTATTTATTGATAAATTTAACCAACTAGCCTATGTTTACGCTCACCCTAACTTAAACGCTCCATACGTATACAACGCAGACACACGTATCTGGTCTGAGGTAAATATAGGTAGTTACAAATATTCAGATTGGTATTTTGAAAACATTCTATCGCCAAAATTCACACCACAATTCAGAAACCCAGAGTTTGGGAATGAGATTCGCAAAGAAATGAAGAAATTAGCGCCTGAATTGGCTAATCGCTCTATGACACGTGGAGAACATGCACCACTAGGTGACAACCCCAACCCAAACATTATTGCCTTTGAGAATGGTACGTATGACTTTAAAACAAATGACATTCGTGAAACCAGATTGGAAGATTATCATACTTTACAATTACCATATCCTTTAATTAAGACAGATGAAACAGATGAATTACTAGCTAAACAATGGATTGACTATCTATTAAAAGATCAAGCACAGACATTATATGAGTACATTGGTTACATGTATTATAGAGAGTACAAATATCAATCTATTTTATATCTCTTAGGTAATGGGTCAAATGGTAAGTCTTATGTAGGTGGTTTTATCATGAATAAATTAATTGGGTTCAAAAACAGCTCAGCAGTTGGTCTAGACAGCTTAGCAGATAAAAATAATCGTTTTGATAAAGCTTCATTGCACCATAAATTATTGAACTTTGAAGCGGATTCAAGTGCAAACTTTGTGAAAGGTACGGAAACACTGAAAAAACTTTCAGGTGGTCTTGATGCCGTTCACGCTGAGAAAAAAGGAAAAGATGCGTTTAGTTTTACCAATTATGCGAAATTAATGTTCTCCATGAATGAACTACCCGCATTTAACGACCGCACCAATGGATGGTATAGACGTATTTTGATCCTAAACTTCAATACTAATCTTGACACACCAGAAGCACGTGAACGCATTAATGAGTTTAACAAACAACGTGAGGAACGTGAGTCAAAAGAGCAACTAGGTAAATTTGCATGGTTTTGTATTCAACAATTCAAAAAGATTTTAGATGCTGGCACAAATGGAGAAAACCCATTCACAGAAACAGAAGATATGATTGCATTCAAGAAAGCATATATTGAATCAAACGACCCATCTAAAGAGTTCTTGAGTGAAGTACCTGTTATTGTAGAAGATGAAGACGGCACTGTTAACCTAACACTATTGAAGAATATCTTTAATGTGTACACAAAAGAGAACAACATTAACAAGTCAATGAATTGGCGCACCATGAAAGAACTACTATTGAAGCAAGGCTTTGAAGAAAAGCGCACAAGTAAAGCACGAGTACTAACTGGTCTAAAAATTGCACGTAACGGAGACAATGAGTCAATTAGACCATATTTAATGAACGCATTAGCAGGAACAGAGTACGCGAACATTTTCAATGACGTAGAATAAGAGATTTTATTTATGAAAGAAATTTGGAAAGATATTGAAGGATATGAAGGTATTTATCATGTGAGTAACTTAGGACGAGTGAAGAGAGTTGCAACAAATAGAGTTTTACAACCATATAGAAACAAAGCTGGCTATTTACTAGTTTATTTATGTAAAAACGGTAAGCGTAAAACTCATAGAATCCACCGTTTAGTAGCACAATCTTTCATACCAAACCCAGAAAATAAACCAGAAGTTAATCACCTAGACGAAAATAAGATTAATAACATGGTTTCAAATCTAGAATGGTCAACTAGAAAAGAAAACTGTAACTATGGAACACGTAATGAAAGACTTAGTATCCCAATTATAGCAACTAAGCTAAAGACTGGTGAATCTAGAGAGTTCTATGGAACTAATGAATGTGCTAGAAAACTAGTGTTAAATAATGCACACATTACAAGTGTTCTAAAAGGTAGATTGAAACAAACCGGTGGATACACATTCCAATATAAGAAGGTGACTGAATGAAGTTCTCAGATGAATTGGAACGGCTGTACGAAGCAGAAGAAATCAATCTGGCTGACTCAACCTATCCAACCTATAAAGATGCCTATACACAAGGTTACCTGGACGGAATCGAAAGAGCAGAGAATTATATAAGAGACTTGGAAAAAACACATGACGGTGCTATTGAAATGCTTAAAACGAGTATTAAAAGATTGTTTCTACGCTAACCGATTCTATCATGGAGGTTTTGAATGATTCAATATCAAGTGAAATACATTACTCATAATGATCGTATAGCTGTCTGCTATTTGTACGCTGATAATTTTGAAGAAGTAACAGCTAAAGAGGAGGAAAAAGAATGAACAAATATTATGTATACACAGTAAATAGTGATGAACCATTTATCGTAAGGACAACAAGTGACTTACAAGAAAACTATACATCTGCCATTGTTGAAACAAACGGAGTAGGTACTTGGCGTTTTGAGTATGAAGGAGAAGAAAAACCAGGTAGAACACCAACCAAGTATGACAGTGTGTTTAGAGTAGACCATATTGTATCTATTGTAAAAATAATTGAATAATATTAAACTTTACCCTTGACTTATTGTTGAGGGTATTGTATTATATAAATATAGAGAGGGAGGAAACAACAATGAAGTTACATGAATTAACAAAACAATATGAAGATTTAAGAACTGAAGCAGAAATGTTGGAGTCATGGATTATGTATGCAGATTCAATTGAATTAAATGCATTAGCAGATGAATTAGAAGACAGACTTGACAAAGTTGAAAGCTTAATGTATGTTGTAAATACACAAATTAAGAAATTGGAGGTTAACAAATAATGACAGTTACAATTGCAAGTTTATTATTTATGGGAGCAGCACTAACAGGTGTTGCAGTACTACTTAAATGGCTAGAAGAAGGAGGCTATTAAAATGTATAATGTTGGTAGAGATCCAGAGCACACGTATGCCATTGAACTATTGAACGATAAAGGAGAATGGGTAAGGGATATGTACGATGTACCTATAGATGTATATAGCATAAAGAAGCTGGCTAAACATTATAAATTACGAGGGTACACATTAAAACAAGTTAGAATAGTGAAGGTGGTTTGATATGGATAAATTGAATTACACAAAAGAACTAAGCACAGTAATTGATGAGAAAGTACGGGTTTCAACGCATGCTAATGATCGTTATATTTACATTAGATTGATAGACAATTACGAAGATAATGCAGATGTAACTTTAACACTGAAAGAGGCACAACGTGTAAAGCGCTACTTAGAAGACGCTATTACAATTAATATTATGAATTGGGAGGAAGAATAATGAAGGAAGCACAGTTTTCAAGAGAAGTAACACAGTATTTAGAGAGTAAAGGAGCAATCGTTAATAACCAAACAGGCAGTATGTTTTCTAAGGTTGGTGTATCAGATTTGTTGGTTTGCTACAAAGGATTCTTTATAGCGTTAGAATTGAAAACTGGTAGATATACCGCAGATCCGTTGCAAATTAGTTACTTACAAAACGTAAGAGAAGCTGGAGGGTTTGGATTGATTCTGCGAGATACTATTCAAGAGTTAATGGTGTTATTATCTTGTATTGATAATGGAATTGAACGTCAGTACGAGCAACCAGAATTGCCAGAAATTGAGATTGATAAAATCATATTTGATTAATGTGTCAAGATGATAAAAGTTATGGTATACTATAATAAAGGAGTGATACAATGTATATAGTATATTTACATGTTAACAGAGTAAACAATAAAAAATATTTTGGAATAACGTCACAAAATCCACTGAAGAGATGGAATAATGGAAAAAAATTATAGTAGTAAGCATTTTAAAAACTCAATATTAAAATATGGGTGGGAAAATTTCAATCACTTTATTATAAAAGAAGGATTAACAAAAACGGAGGCGTGTCTACTAGAGATTAAGTTGATTAATAAATACAATACTACAGACCAGCAATATGGATATAACATATCTGTAGGAGGTGACTGTCCAGCAAGAGGTATGAAACATTCCAAAGAATTTAAAGAGCAACAGAGTGTACGTAGTAAAAATATAAATTGGACATTAGAAAAGAGGAGTAATATCAGTAAAGGTCTTAGAAATCACTATTTAATGCATGAGTCACCATTAAAAGGTAGACCTCAGTCATCTGAACACATTAAAGCTAGAAGCGAGGCACTGCGTGGTAGAAAACTATCAGTTGATACACGAGATAAAATATCTAAAACATTAGGTGGTAGATTATTCAAAGCTACTAATATTGAAACAGGAGAGGTGATATATAGTCACAATCAAACGGCAACAGCTAAAAAGCTTAATGTGCGTAGAACAGGGCTGAGAAGATGTTTAAACAACGAGCAGAAGCAAACAGGAGGATACACTTTTGAATACGCAGAATAAAATAGGTAAAGTAGAACTTCTTCCACATCAAATAGAAGCGATTGAATTATCTGATAAAAAGAATTTTGACTTATCGTCCGCTGGAACTGGAAAAACGTACTCAGCATTAGGAGCTTATTTGAAAAGTGGCTGTAGTAAATTGTTAGTGGTTTGTCTGGCCCCTAAAGTAGCTGATTTTGCAGAAGATGGTAATCTGATGGGTATTAAAATTACAGCATTAAACAAAGGAACTGCTAAAAATAAAAAGTTATTATCAGAATCAGATAGAGTAGCCATTAGTTTTGAGAGTAGTTGGCGCTTAACTGAGTTGGTGAAATGGGTTAACAACGATACTTATATTTTAATTGATGAAAGCCATAAGGTCTCAGTACCAAAATCAAAAGTAACTAAATTCATGATGAGCTTATGTAAAAAGACCACTCATGTTAGATTATTAACCGCAACCCCAGTAGCAAACGGAAAACTAGAAAACTACTATAGTCAATTGTATATGTTAAATGTGTTCCGCAAGCCAAAAAAAGAGTTCTATGAATTATTTGTAACTGAACGCATGCAACAAATGGGATCCGCTAGATTCATGCAGATTATTGGTTACCGCAACGAGCACTTATTGAAACAAATGATTGATAAAGTAAGTGTTAGGTATGAACGTGATAAACCATATATGCCACAAGATTTTTATTATAAGACCAAAAAGCCTGCGTTTTATAATAAATTAAAGAAAGTCAGAATGTACAAAGACGACTTAGATAATATTGTTGAGCTAGACAATAGTAGTAAATTATTTAATGCATTACGTCAAATATCACATGGTTTCCTAAAAGGGGTACACAAACAGGTGTCTAAAGAACCGTTTGAGCGTTTACAAGCAGTACTAGAAGAATACAGTGGTGAACGAATTGTCATATTTTATAATTACAACGCAGAGTTTTATATGATTTCAGAGCTGTTAAATAAAATAAAAAGACCGTATAGTATGTACAATGGACACAATAAAGATCTCACTAATTTCAAAGACTATACTAATGGAGTAGTATTAGCCCAATATAAGAGCGCTAGTACAGGTATTAATAGTTTGAAGATAGCTAGTGTATGTGTGTTTAATAGTATGCCACTGAGCTCAACAGAATATATCCAAGCAAAAGCTAGAGTTGATAGATACGGTCAGGAGCGTACGCCTAACTTTATCCATATTATTCCAGATACACCTATTGAAAAAAAGATTTTTGACACAGTCACTAATGGAAAAGATTTTACAAATGAAATGATTGAGGAAAGTGTGAAATAAAATAAAAATAAATTGTAGAAACTAGTTGACACCCCTTAATTGGGGTGTTATACTTAGTACATAAATAAGAGGAGGAAATTAAATGAAACAATTAAGACTAAAGAAAAATGGTAAAGCACCATTAGTGGCTGGAGCTTTCAATGGAGAATCAGAAGCGTTAATTCAATCATGGGTGCAAGAAGGAGGTAACGTTGGTACACTAACTGGCTCAAAAAGTGGTATTGCAGTCATTGATATTGACACGCATAACGGAGTAGATGGTCTTGGAAACTTGAAAGAGTTCTTGGAGACGTATGACATTACTCTACCAAAAACTCAAGTTGTTAGGACGCCAAGCGGTGGATGGCACTATTACTTCAAATTAGATGAAAAATATAATGAAACACAATTTATTCAAAATCATTCGCAGCTAGAAGGCGTTGATTTCCAGACCCATGGGCGTTACGTCGTAGCACCGCCTAGTCAAATTGATGGAAATTACTATAAAGTAGTACGTGACGTAGAACTCGCAGAACTACCTGATAAATGGTTAGAAATGTTCACAGATAAAACGATTACAAAAAAGAATAAGAAGCGCGAGAAGAAATGGACTGGTCAATTAATGGAAAGTATACTTACTGGCGCAGGAGCTGGGTCAAGAAATATATTTTTAGCCTCAACAATTGGCAAGCTATTCGCAACAGGAATGGATCATGACGCGGTTAGGGTATGGAGTTTATACGTAAACCAGATTTCATTAAATCCACCACTACCAGAAGAGGAGGTATTACGAACATATGACTCAGTTAGAAAACGTGAATTACGAAGAATGGCGGACAATTAAAGGATATGAAGGTATTTATGAAATAAGTAGTTTTGGTAGAGTTAGAAGTTTGAATTACAATAACCAAAAAGGAAATATAAAAGTTAGACCAAGTGTTCCTCATAAACATGGGTATAGACAAATTAAACTAGGTAATAAAAGCAAATTAATCCACCGCTTAGTAGCAGAAGCATTTATCCCAAACCCTGAAAATAAACCTTGTGTTAATCATCTGGACGAGGATAAGACAAATAATAGAGTTGATAACTTAGAATGGGTAACAAAGAAAGAAAATAACAATTATGGTACTAAGAATATTAGAAGCGCATTCAAGAGTAAATACATTTCTGGAAACTTCAAATCTGTGATATGCTCAAATGGAGTAGAGTATTTTAGTGTGTCAGAAGCTTGTCGTCAATTAGATTTAGACCCAAGTACTGTCGTAAAAATTCTAAAAGGTACACGTAAAAGTACTAGAGGCTACACGTTCAAATATAAGGAGGACAAATAAATGGATAAACAATTATTTAACACAGAGTTTAAAAATGGATATTACGTAACCGTAGTCAGTCAATCAAGATTTGAGTTAAAATATCATGTAGAAGTTTTCCATGTTTCTGAACCACAAGATGTCCATAGGATTGATTTTCATACAGCACGTGAGGTTTTTGGTTATTTATCAGATATTCAAAACTATAAAAAATAGACTAGTCAATTGACTAGTCTACGAGAGGAGGAAGAGGAGGAATTCTCCCTATAAATAATTATACCATAAAATAAAAGATTTGTGTTGACATTGAACCAAGAATGTGTTAAGATTAAAATAGTTAAAAGAGAGAGGATTTGATAAGATGTTTAAAGTTGGAGATAGAGTTACAGTAACGGAACACAGTAATGAGAGTTATATTGGACAACAAGGTGTTATAACTGCAATAAGTGACAAAACATATCCAATACTAGTATGCTTAGATAACTATGGAAGTCACTACGTTAATCCGCAAAACTTGACTCCTGAAAATAAATCTAATGAAGATGAAGAACTACAAAACACAAAACGTTACAGGACAAACTCAGGTAAACAACTCTTGGATGTATTAGAAGATGAGTTGCTAACCTATGAAGAATTACGTGGTTTCTATAAGGCTAACATATATAAGTATACACATAGATACAAACAAAAGAACGGAATTGACGATTTGAAAAAAGTAAAGGTCTATGTAGACCAGTTAATAAAATTGGAGGAAAAACAAAATGATTAAATTTGAACAACTCTCACCACCATATGATAAATACTCAGTAACAAATGAGGGGCATGTCATGGATATTGACACAGGCGTGTATGTCAAGGAAGAGATTGATTATAAATCTGGTAAACAATATGTTGTACTACATGGCTCACATAAGAAATCACGTAAGTTTTTTATAGCGCCAATGGTTGCAGAAATGTTTGTACTAAACAAACATAACCTTGGCTACGTGTATTATAAAGATGGAAACGTTCAGAACAACCATGCTGATAACTTGGGTTATGCTATCAATCCTAAAGAAGCGCAACAAAGGGTAGCACGTCCTCACAGATTAGAGGTAGAGGATGAACGACACGAACTCATCATAAAAATAAACAACGCTTGTGATAAAAAGGACTATAGAGAAGCGAATCGCTTGGGTAAAATACTATGGGAATTGGAAGGAAGTTCATATAATGACAGACATGAAGAAATTTGACTTTGACATTCATTACACAGGTAGCAAAGGAAATTCAGTTTCAATCTATTATGGTAATTTAGGATTTTTGATTGACATTGGTAAACCATATAAATATATTGAACCACATTTATTTGACAAACAATTTATTTTAATATCACACGTTCATGGGGACCATCTTGTATATACAACATACAAAAAGATTAGAGAGAACTTTCCACATATTAAGATTTTATCTAACAATACAGTTAATGAGGCACTAATAAAACGTAAATTACCAGATGTAGATATTATCTTCAAAGATGACTTCCAATTTAAAATTGGAGATGTTAAATTTACAACTCTACAAAATTATCATGGGTCAGGAGAAGACTTCACTGACACCCATGGTTTCATCCTAGAAAGTCCTTCACAGAATTTGATCTACGCAACTGATTTAAGTCAATTGGTAGATTATGAAACATATCTATTGACAAACAACTTAAAACTTGATATAGTATTACTAGAAGCTAACTATGACCCTAGAGTCATTGAATTCTATGAGGCAACAAAAACACACACAGGATATGATGTTTTCAGCAACGGCAGCTACAGACATCTAGACACTGAACAAAGAAAACTTTTTGTTGACAAGTTTGGAAATACAGGCTATACTGATGTAGAGCTTCACCAATCAGCAACATACAGAACGTTTGATGGATTAATTAAAAAATCAAAAGGAAAAATATCTAAAAAAGATGTTGACAAGTATTTAACTAGATGATATACTTAGTTCATAAGACAAAGAGGAGGAAGAATAATGAAATACCAATATGGAGATTTAGTAAAATTCACAAACAATTATGGAATGCACGCCCAACAAGGTGATGAAGGTACTGTGCAGCACGTAGATAAGTTTGGAAACATTCTTGTATTAGTTGAAACTGGAGAGTTTGCAGCACGTTTTGAGGAAGTACGTGAAGAAGACATTGAACTGATTGATCGTTTGAGTAATGAAGATTTAGATTTGTTGAAGGAGGAACTGTGATAATGAATTATAAAACACTGTTGAAATTAGACTATGGCTATACTGAAAATCAGTTGTTCGATGTGATTGAGAAATATGTGTGGCTTTTAAAAATCAATTATACGATTGCAGAAATCTTTGCAGTAGAGTATAAACGCCTTAAGATGGAGGATGACGTTAATGGTCTTTGAGTTATCAATTCAAACCAACGGTAAACAAGAGATTCAATTTCTTGGGTATGAGAAAACTTTGAATGATGTTAGGAGGTTGTCAGAACGTATGAAAACGCAAGAGGTTACAGAAGAAAATGCAATAGAAAATAAAAAACTTCTTGCAGAGGTACGTAAAGAAATTAAAAAATTAGATGCAGAACGTATGGCAGTAAAGCGTGAGATTATGACACCTTATGATGAATTGAATGAAAAGATTAAGCTATTAAAAGAGGTGTTGTTTGAAGGTGAGGAACATATCAATGCTCAAATTAAAGAGATTACCACAAGGCAACAAGAAGAACGTAAGTTACAAATCAAAGACTTATTTATCAAATATCAAAAATCATATAACGCTCCACAATGGCTTACTTTTGATAAGTTCATTGCCAAAAATCCAACACTAATTACTAATAAGGCAACCAGTGCTAAAAAGATACGTGAATCAGTGGTGTCTTACTTTGAAACATTTAAGCAGGACTATGACCTATTAAAAACACAATATCCAGACAAGGATGATCGTTCAGCCATTTTGATTGCCTACTCTAAAAACGGTCATAATATGCAAGAAGCTATTTTAGACTATGCAAGTATGATTGCTGAGAAAGAACGTCTTGAAAAAGAGCAGGCTAGAGTAAAAGAAGCTAAAGTACCTGACATTGTCATTATCACTGGAAACGAGCAAAAACAGGAGGCTCCTAAACTAGTTGAATATGCAACGATTAAAGTAAAGAAAGAAGACTTGAATAAAATTAATATTGATTATGAGGTACTTTAATCACCTACACAAGTAAGGGAATATATGATATAATAGATTTTGTAAGAGAGAAAATAAAACAAATTAATTGGAGGAATTAAAATGTCAGAATTGAAAAAAGTAATTATTGTTAGTGCAGAGGAAGATGATATTAGTGTGAAATTGCAGGTAGCCAGTGAGGATTACAGCGCTATTTATGAAGCAGCAGTATTTAAACAAACATATGATAAAGACTCTAAAACGTGGAATGACTTCACAGATGAAGATACCAAAGGTAAAGAACGATTAGCTAAAGCATTAGAACTTTTAGGTGGCTCATTTGACAATCTTGAAGATAAAGAGTTAGAAATGTATGTAGACGAAGAAACAGGTAAAGCATACTTTGAAGAAGGAAGTTCATTTAAGAAAATTGAGAAACCACTGGTTTCACTAAAACGCTTGAAGCAAGTTCCAATTGTTGAAATTAAAGACAGTGCCAAAGGACGAGCAGTGGTTGTTGAGCATGACGGTAAGTACTACTCATTCAATTTCAACTCAGGAGTTTATATTGAGAAATTAAATAAATTTATTCCTAACCAAGCCAAACTTGCAAAAGCTAAGGCACGCTTTAATGAGTTGTTTGAAGATGTAAATGTCACATGGGATACAGCAGACATGGCAATTGGAATGGTTGTGGACTGTACTGTAAATAAGAATATGTTAGACCCTAAATCTCCGTACGGCTGGTTGGAGGCACAAGCGCTTGATCCAGATGACCAGAAAGAATCAGTAACAGACGAAGAATTACCATTTTAAAATAAATATAAAAGAAGTTGACCTAAATGGTTGACTTCTTTTTGTATAAATGTTAAAATTAACTTGTAAGATAAAAAAGGAGGGATTAATAATGGAAGAAATTTGGAAAGACATTAAAGACTATGAAGGATTGTATCAGGTGAGTAGTTTTGGAAGAGTTAAGAGTTTTTATACTAATAGAATTTTGAAAGGTAGTGAAGATTCATGGGGATATCTACAAGTTAAGTTATATAAAAATGGTATTAAATCTAATAAGAAAATGCATCGTCTAGTAGCACAATCGTTCATTCCAAACCCAGAAAACAAGCCAGAGGTAAACCACATAGACGAGAATAAAACAAACAATAAATTATCAAATTTAGAATGGTCTACCGCAAAAGAAAATTCAAACCACGGAACACGTACTGAAAGAATGGCTAAAACAAGAAGTATTCCAATCATTGCAACTAATATCAAAACAGGTGAATCTCAAGAGTTCTATGGAGCAGCTGAGTGCGCTAGACAATTAGGTTTGGATAACTCACACATTGCAAAAGTGTTAAAAGGTAGATATAAACAAACTGGCGGATACACATTCAAATATAAAGGAGTAGAGTAATATGACAATCAAGATTGGAAACGTGGTTGAACTTAAAGAAGATAATCTAACTGGGATAGGCAATAAAGGAGATAAAGGAGTGCTGCTATATAAACTTTACAAACCAGTTGATGGGTACGAGTATATGGTTCGTCTATATTCTGGTTCAACAGAAGCTTTCTTAGAAAAAGATTTAAAATTAGGAGTAAAAACAATTGACAAAGTAACCTTTGCATGGTAGAATTAACTCATAAGATAAAGAGAGGAAGATTAAAATGAAAAAACAAAATCCAGTATTAGAAACATTGAAGAAAATGAACACACCACAACATGAGGAGGAAAACAAAATGTCAAATGAACAATTACAAAACGAAATCTTGAAGGAACAACTAGCACAACTTAAAAGTATGAAAGAGGATTCTAAAAAACCAAGTTTGACTGTTTATTTATTACTAGCACTCTTCTTAGGAGGAATTGGTGCTCATGATTTCTACGTTGGCAAACCAGTAAAAGGACTTATTAAACTAGTGTTTTGTTGGACAGGTATTCCTACAATTATTTCACTATTCAATATTATTGGCGCATTGATGAACAAAGATGATTTCAAATAAGGAGGAAAAATAAAATGATGTTAGTAGACAACTTAATTTTAACAGTGAAAGATGAAGATGGTGTAATTATCAACAGACATTTCAATGAAGTTTATGTGAGCATTAAGTCTACTGAAATGACTGTATCAAATAGATCAAAGGACATTGTGACGTACAAACTGACTGACGTTTTATATATGCAAACACAAGCTCATCCACGTCAGTTCAAATGTTTCAGATGAGATATACACTTGAAAGTTTCATAGAATTTATATTTTGCACTTGTGTATTAGCAATAGATGTGGTATACTATATTATATTCAAACGAGAGAGGAAGTAAGGAATGAAAAATATTGCAGAATTCAAACATGCTGAAAAGTTAGCAAGTAAACTTTTAGAAATATTCGCAGCACTTGCTGGCAACGGAAAGAGTTTTGATCCAATGATTGAAGGCGTCCATCAAGTGGTAGTGATTAAAGCTGAGGAACGTTTAAGTGCTAAAGGTAAAGAAATGAAAGAGGTTAAAGTACGTAGCACAAACGATGGTCGTGATGCAACATTTTATATTATGAAGTTCCGTAAACAAGATTGGAAAACTTGGGAAAATATAGAAGTTGGACAGCAACTAAATATCACTCTAAAATACAACAATGGTTTTCCAAATGTAACCATTAATCAAAAAGGAGCAGTAATTGACCTATTACCTGAGAAACCAAACAAGGCGTTGACAAAACAAACAATCTACATCTACGATATTGAAGTATTTAAAAAAGATAATTTGTATGTATTCAGAGATTACTTTACAAAAAAATGGACAGTTATTCATAATGATTTAGATTCTTTACGTAAATTTTATCTAGCGAATAGAGACTCATTGTTCATTGGTTATAACTCACACTCTTATGACTCCAATGTAATGCGTGCCCACATGCAAGGTAAGAACCCGTATCACATATCTAAAGCAATCATTGAATCAGAAGATAGAGGGTTAGTGTACAAAATGTTTGATACAAAGAAAACACCACTTTTTGGAATGGATTTGTATCAAGACAATAGGGGCTTCAGCTTGAAAGAACATAGTGCATTCATGGGAATAAACATTAAAGAAACTGATGTAGACTTTGACTTAGATAGAGAACTAACAGAAGAAGAGCAAGTATTGAATGAACTTTACTGTAAAAACGATGTGTTAGCTACTGAAAAACGTTTTGAGCAAAATATAGGTATGTTAGTTGCTAAGGCTGCAATTGCATTATACTTTGGTTTAGATAAAATGGCACTCTCAATGACAAACGCAAACTTGACTGCTGAACTATTAGGGGCTGAAAAAACACCTGATAGAGGTGACGAGTTAGATAAGTATGAACTACCAGAAGGATTTGAAATTGAGTCAGAAACCATCCGTGAGGCGTTTATGACAGATGAATTTGAAGCTAATGATAAAGGACATGCAAGCATCTCATTAGATGTACCACGTAGAGACGTAACAGAGGTTTTAGGAGTAGGTGGCATCCATGGTGCTAAGGAGTCATTTATTCATGTAGGTAACTTCCACGCACGTGACGTTGGTTCATTGTATCCAAACACAATGGTATTGTTTGACTACTTGTCAAGAAACATTCCAGAAGATAAACGACATATCTATCAAATGTTATTAGATGAACGTATGGAAGCTAAGTATTCTAATAAAGAATTTACTGAAATTAAAGGTGTTCAGATTCCAACGAAGTTATTGATTAACGGATATAAACTACCTCTAAACACGAAATATGGAGCAATGGGCGCTGAGTTTAATAAACTGTATGATCCACGCATGAGGTTATTAGTATGTATTACTGGACAGATGGCTATGTGGGATTTGCTAGAAAAGATTGAAAACCATGCTACTATTATTCAATCAAACACAGATGCACATTATTACATCCCATTTAGTGATGAAGATGAAAAAGCTATTGATGATATTGCAAATGACTGGATGGAACGGACAGGGTACACTTTAGATGATGATCCATTTAGAGAAATATATCAAGCCAATGTAAATAATTACTTGGCTGTCACAACTGATGGAAAAGTGAAGTTTAAAGGCGCCATTGGGTTAACTAATGGATTGAAGGTGTCTAAAGCAATTGTGTCAAATGCCTTTATTAACTATGTGGTATCAGGAAAAGATTATAGAGACTTTATTTATGAGTGTAATGATTTACGTCAGTTCCAAATGATTACTAAAACTGGCTGGACATTTGATGATACTATTGTACGTGATAGTAAAGGTAATGAAAAGAAAGCACAAAAAGTAAATCGTACATTTGCAATAAAAGACCCTAATAAAGCTGTTGAAATATTCAAGGTGAAACGAGGAGCTGTAATTGAAGAGGAAGGCACAACTATTGTTGGTGATGATTCTTACACTAAAGGTTTACCTAATGCTCCTGAATATTATGCCATTGATAATGAAGCTATTGGTGAAGGATGGATAACTCTTGATGATATTGATAAAGACTACTATATAAACCAGGTGGAAGATTTACTAGTAATGTGGTTTGGCGCAACGTGGAAAGAAAGGATTGAGCAAGCACATGCCAAAAGAACTAAACTTGGATACAAGACACCTAGTGTCAGAAACTACATTGATTGACGAAGAATGGAAAGTTGTAAAAGATTTTCCATTCTACAAAATATCTAATTATGGTAGATTAAGGTTATGATATAAATCATATAGACGGTAATAAGTTAAATAATCATGTTAGTAATCTTGAGTATATTACACACTCTGAAAATGCTAAACATGCGTATTCTATTGGTATCAATAAAGGTAGAAGAGGGTTTAAAGCTCCTAGACCATTTAAAGCATCTATGAATCTTAAAGTTAAAAATTATATTGACTAAACACTTGACACCTCTTAACTGAGGTGTTATACTTAATTCATAAAGTAAAAGGAGGAACATGAAATGATTAAAATTTATACTAAAAACAATTGTGTTCAGTGCAAACAAAGCAAGTTATGGTTACAAAATCATGGGTTAAATTATAAGGAAATAAATGTAGATGAAGAGTTAGATGCCTATAATTATTTAATGGCTAACAACTTACGAACGCTACCTGTAGTTTTTAATGAAGGTGAGTTGATTGCAATGGGATTTCAGCCACAAAACTTGAAAAAATTTACTATAAACAAATAAAGACACTCAATTAAGAGTGTCTTTTTATTATAAACTTAAATAGATTGAGTCAATACGCACATCATTTACTGCGCCTTCACCATTAGATTTATTCGCTCTACGTAGAATCACATCTACTTTTTTACCCTTGAACTGGTTCTTATTGACTGTTACATCAAAACCAAGTTCTTGTCCACCTTGATACCCATATGCTTTCTTGACATCTGGGCGTTTAATGCCAGCAGACTGAATACGTGTTAATTCTTTGTTTGTTCCATGCTGCATGAAGATTACATATGCATATGTTCCAATAGCGCCCTGAGGCTTGTCAGGAACTAACCAACCAGCTACACGAATTTGGTCTTTACCATAACCATTGAAGTAATCAAGTTTACCCCAAGCATTACCTTGGTGTTTTGCTGGACTTGCAGCTACTACTTTATCATGTTGACTTGGATTAGATGGTGTTACGTTTGCGCCACTTGGAGGTGTAGTACCTCCACCAGTTGAGGCATTGCCATCTGGTTTTAAACTAGGGTTATTGTAATACTTAGACACTTTACCAATAACATAGTCCTTCATAGCGTTAGTTACATTAGCTGGCTGTGCCTGTGTTGAGTTGAAACCAGTGTGAATAATTAATGAACGTTTAGGACATTGTGTAGCTGAAAATTCATGATGTAAACGTACAGTGTTGCGATTGACAGGCAATCCGTAATATTTCAAATCCTGTGCAATTTGCCAGAATGTGTTTTCTTCTGCTTGCAAGAAATCTGCTAGTGGTGTTTGATCATTTCCGCAAACTTCATACCCAATGTAATTCATGTTGCCGTCACTGTTTGCTGTATGCCATGCCGCATTGAATGTATCTTCAGTACGCCAAATTGTGTTTTTATCAATATAGTAATGAGCAAATCCAGCTGCTAATTGATTGTTATTCATTGCTGCTAAACGGTTAGCTTCTTGCTTAGCTGTAGAGTTACCCCATGTATTATGAAATACTACACCTTTTACTGCTCCGCCTCTACGTCCAGCAACACCACGTGTTACTGTTTGATTGATGATTTCTACCATATTATCACTCTCTTTCTTATTTCTTTGGTTCTGTATAATTTAGTGCTTTTTCACTATCTGTAATACCTTTAGTTGTTGGGTCTGGGATCATGTTCAATGCATTAATCACAGTTAATCCTAATACATAAGGGTTGCTTACTGCTCTGACTAATACATCCAATAATGTATCAAAGGATGTAATATCCTCAAACTTCAAACCAAAGTATGCTAAGATAGGTATTAATAATGCGCCAATAAAACGCAAGATAAATGTTAGGTTGTCTTTACTAAAACGAACTTTCCAGTTAATATTTTTCATTCTACATCACTCCTAATTAATAAATAATGATAAGCCAATACTAATTAATGCGCCAATAACTGCACCAACAGTTGTACGTGTTAACCAAGTGTAGCTGTTTTTCAAATCAGCCAATGCTTCTCTATTTTGCATGGACATGCTGTAAGCCTTATCTGCTTTTTCAGATTGACGTTCTAAGCGACTTCCATACTCTTTTAAGTCAGCTTTAATCTCAGGTATATCATCTAACTTTACCTCAATTCTTGCTAACTGTTCTTTTAATGAAACAAACTCCTTATCGTTTAAGTTCATAGCAAAACACTCCTATTCATTTATCACCTCGTTTCCTAGGTATGTAATCATTATAACACCTATATAAGCGAAATAGTGTGTCTCTCACGAGCATTCTAAGGTCAAGTACATTTTTTAAACGGGTGATTACCCATTTAAAAGCAAATAAAGAACCCTCATTTAGAGAGTTCTTCTAGCTCGTTAAGTCTTTTTTCTAAGTCTGTAATGCGTTTATTAAGAACCCTAACTTCATCACTAACCCATTCTCCTTTTAGCCAATCAAATCTTGGATTAATTAGTGTGGGGTCTGGCTTTAATCTTGTGAATGGAGAACTAACTGGTAAGCTTGATGGTACACTATAAACATTATAATATTTACCTTCTTCATTTAAATTGTCTAAAGTTTCATAAATTTCAATCATTAATATCTCTCCTTTTTATTATGCTAAAGCCCAAGCTTGATTGGTAAAATAAGTTAATGACCCTTGATAGCTATCCGTCGTTGTTGAACCTCCAGCTACTGATGGAATATAAATAAAGTTAAATGAAGGATCAGTATATAATGAAACAAATGAACCACGATTAGCAGTTGAAGCTAGATATGCTGAGGCATCAATATAACTATATGGTCTGTAGCCATTAGGAATGTTTGATAATGTAATCCATCCATTAGCTGTTAATCTCTCAAACTTAATAGCAACTGTCACTATTTGTCCAAAACGTCTATATTCAATACGACCGTTAGCATAGTTTGTTGTGTTTGGAATTGTTATAATTCGTTGCTTAATACCACTCATTGATTCTAACAACTTGGCATCTAAAACGCCATTATACGCACCCGTACTATCAGTTAAGTTCAGTTGTAATAATCCACCAGAAAGCTGCGCACTACTCTCACTTTTTTTAGTACCTTCTTCATTATACAGTTTTTGCCTAACTTCCAGAGAACCTCTTGTTAAGTACGCTTCGTTTTCTGCGAATAAATATAAACGTTCGCCTTCTGTGTTTACTAGATAGTAAGAAGCCACTTCTGATAAAGCACCTTTTGAAATAGATGTTTTACCATCGCTCACAACATCAACTCCTGCAACAACATTATTGAAGGCGTTAGTAAATTCAGAACCATTGATCGTGGTTCCGTTGATCTCCCCACCTGTGATAATTTTACCAACTATATTTTCTGCAATGATACTACTATCAAATGCGACTTCTACCCAGTGTCCATTTTCAGCACTATATGCATTTGTAGCTTTACCATTAACTAGCTTGAACCATACATCACCATCTTTAAATGTTGACGGTTCTTCCTCCTGCATAAAGACTGTTCCTGTAGATGTTTCAATTATCATATTGTTTAATACTGTTTTTCCATTGACAATAGCCATTGTTTACCTCCTAATCATTAGTAGCTGAAACTTCATACGTATAACGTAATTCAGAGCCAGCAGTTACAGTTATAGATATTCCTGATTCAGTGAAATCACTGTCTAGCGTACCATCTAATTTATATCTTATCCATTTAAAATCATGAAACGATGATGTCACATCTAAACTTCCTTGCGAAATAGTAGCGGTTAAAGTTATTGTACCCTCTCCATTAACGAAGAATGGTTCTGATTGTGTGATGTTTACAGTGTACGGTACATTTTCTTTTATTTTATTATTAAACTCATTTGCCCAGTCGCGCATAATGTCACTGATTCCACTTGGTACTTGAACAAAATCTCCTAATGTTAAAACTGTTTTTTTTGTTAAAAAATCATATTCAATGATTTGTACTCTACTATTTAAAAATAGTTGTTCGTTTTCATCTACAAGATATAATGTATCTCCAATATTTAAAGAAAACGGAACATTAGCAACATCTACAATATAATTAACAATAGGTGTAGAATATTTTTTAAGGTCTGCGATAGCTGATTCTAATAATGCTTTTTGTGTATTGGCAGTATATGTTTTTAGTTGAAGATAATAACCATTGTTTGAGCCAGGTCTACGCCAATGTGTTATATTTGCTTTATCATGGATTATACCTGTTGTATGATCCAAGTAAAATCTTCCATCAGGGTCTGTCCATTTATAGCCTTTTAACGTTAGTGGTTTATCTTGTCCATCAACAACGCTTCCTTCTGCTTTACTTGCATTGTACATCTGGTATAAATCTGTTTCTGTTGTAATAGAATGAATATCTTTGTCTACATATAATTTGTGAGATGTATCAGCACCCACTCTTTTTCGTATGTCAATAAACCAATGCGTTACATTATTACCAACTAATTCAAATCTGAATTCTAACTCAACGTCAAATTGAGTAGCTACTGACAATATCCTTTCTAGTGTTGTTGCATTACCTTCCCAACTCAACGAACGTTTACTATTTGGTATTTCATTTACACCAATCTCAAATCCACTATCATAGATAAAGTAGTTTATATACTCAGCGATTGTTCGTTGCGATTTTGGATCATATGCCCCCGTCGTTTCATTTAGTAAGTCAAGTGATCCGCTCTCTAGTTCCATGCTGCGAATGCCAGTTACTGGGTTATGACTAGCTTTCATAATAACCATCACACTGGTTTTATTTTGAGAATCTTTATATAAAATATAGTTACCAACAGCACATTGTTTGCTTAATTCCAAAGAATCATTTTTTGAAAAATGTACATCTATTTGTAATGTTTTTGAGCTTGTACTTAGTGTTGTAGTTTCATGTGCTTTACTAACATGATAACGTGTGTTTCCATTTGTTGATATGATAGTCTGTAGATTAAAATTACGGTCTGTTACATAAAATTCAGTCAATAATATACACCTCCTATTTACTATTATAACACAATATTAGGGGGTTGTACACCCCCTAATATTCTTTTAATTCCACGAGTCACTAACCACACAAACCACGTCAGGGTTATTAGCCCATGTTGATAGTACAGGTTGGAACACTGTTTTACCAACAGGTAAGATAAAACTTTCCCACTGATTACCTACTACATTCAATTCATTATTGATAATCCCATTTATAAATAAGCTTCTACTTGCAACATCTATTTCTACAATATCTCCATCTTGAAAGTAGTTTCTGATATCTTGATAGTATGACGTATTTAACCATCTGACTTGTATGTGTCTAATTATTTGAATCGCATGTGGTTTGTTTGAATATCGTTGCGCCCACACTCCTACACGCATCCAATTCGTGGAATCATTCTCTTCAAGTGTCCAATTAAATGACTCTACGGTGTCTGCAATAACTTGCGCATATGTTGTACCTTCATATTTAGCACGTTTTGTAGTGTGTACTTTAATAAAATTCCATTGTAGTTTTTTACCTCTACGCAACATTACAATTTCATATTCTCTACCACTAAATCGTGATTTGTTAAGACTAACCTCTCCAAGTTTACTACCTTTATACCATAATTCAAATTGAATAGTATTAGAAACAGCATTTGCATCACTAAGAATTGTCGTCATAATTGGACTTCCATTTTCATCAAAAACACTAAATTCATAGCGCCCACGTCTATACTTAACATCATTATCAAACATAAACGCCATTCGTGCTTCTACTTCATTGTTTCTATCGTTGTTATATGGTGGCTTGATATCCATCATCATAGTAGGACCATGCCAAACGCCAATATCACCAACTCCTGCGTATTGAGGTGTTACAATATTTACATCAGTTGTCATATCCCAAGATCCTCTTACTTCGTTTGGTGGTGTTGGATTCCAAACTGATTTGAAGCCAGTATTCACTGCTATTTCTGGGTTTAATGTGTTTCCCCAAAACGATTGGTTTACACCTAATTCAAGGGATTTCGTAGTATCTTTCCCGTCTACGTTTTCAGGGTTACCAAATTGTAGTATAGACCCATCTTCATGTAGTAAACCCACTAATCCATTTTCTCCATGCATGGTAAATGTGAATTGCGGATATGTTTCAGCTGTTCCATTGTTATATACTTCTATGATATCAGAATATCCTGCATCACTTGGTGTATACTCAACAGCATTGATATATGACGGGCTATATCCCCAATTATACTCTTTTGGATTATTTGATGGTGCTGGCGCTATTCCTTCATATTTGTAATAAGGAATGTTTGGTGTGCGTGTGTCGCCTTTTTCAATCTTGAGCCAGTCAATCTTACAGTCGCCTACCGTTTCACGTGGTATTTGAAAAATACGAAAATCTTTAGGCAAACCCTGTTCAAGTTTCGTTGGTGTAAATGTTAGAGACCATACGTCTGTCAATCCCTCAACCGGTTTTAGGTCTCCTAAGTTAACGTTCCAAAAATTATACGCCGTAAAGGTTTGACTTGCTGGTTTTGTTCCTTTAAGCGTAATAGTATACGTTTGACCTATTATAAGCTCTTCTTCCATATTACCTTTGTATATTTCGTGGGCACTAGAGTTGATTGGAAACGCAACAGACTTATCAGCAATATTATCACCCAATGGTATTTTACTTAAATAATAAGGATGCTCAAGTAAGTTAGGCTGGTACGGGGTGGCTGTTGAGCCTTCTTCGATTTTGATGTCGCTAACAATCACACTACCGTTTATATCACCGCCTACCTCAATGTCTAAATAAAACCTTGATAATTCTGCGATTTCATAATTAACAGTTGATGTACCCTTTATTATTATTTCTTTACCTAC